GGCGGTGCTGAAGTCCTGTGGGAGCGTAAGACGTTCATCCTGCAGCCTGCCGGTTTCAGCTGGAAAGGCAGCAACAACCAGAACCTCAGCCCGACGGCTGCGCAGTACGCGAGCGCTGCGAACTGGGAGCGCGTGTTCGACCGCAAGCAGGTTCCGTTCGCTGCCGTGATCAGCGGTACCACCACTCCGTAATTCAACTGTGGCAGGGCGTTTTCGGACGCCTCTGCTGCATGGGAGCAAATCATGAAAGTGATCTACACCGACAAACCGGGCAATGAGCCTGGCGTGTGCTATCGACTGCTCAGTGAGTTCTTCGGGGTGATCAGCGCGGCGACCGATGTCTTCGTCCAGGGCGACAACCCCAACATCATCGAGGCCTACCGGCGCGCGGGCATCAAGGTTACCGGCGCAGATGAGAGCGGCCTGCGCACCGACGGCCCGACCGTGGCCGAGTACGTGGATGCGGGTTACCAGGCGAGCGCCTATCCGCCGAGCGGCTACGCCTCCCGCAGCACCACTGATGAAATCGAGGCAGCCATTGCCGCTCAGAAGCCCAAGGGTGACGGGGACACCGAAACTGACCCGCTGAAAATGAAGGTTGACGACCTCAAGGCCTGGCTGACAGCCAAGAACATCGCGTTCGATGCCTCGGCCAAAAAAGAAGACCTGCAGGCCTTGGTGCCAAAGGAATAAGGACAAGCACATGACCGATTTCATCACCGTGGCCGATGTCGATGCTCAGCTGGGTCCTGACTGGGCTGGCACCGGTGATGCGGTCCTTGCTGTGGCGATGGCGAATGCCTGGCTCACGGCCAAGATTAATAGACCCGTTGCCGATCCGACCCCTTACGCCATCAAGCTTGCAGGCGCTCAGGTTGCGAAGGAAGCGGCGACGGGCAACCTGTACAAAGCGACCCAGAAGGAAGTGCTGAGCAAAACGGTATCGGCCCAATCAGGTACCTCAGTCAGCAAGACCTATGCGGAAGGCTCGACTGACCTTTCCGCCAGCGAGAACTTCGCCCTCGCGCTTTTGGCGCCGTGGGTCAAGCGCTCGGGCACGATCATGCTCAAACGGGTGTAGCCATGGGAATGCGCGAAGAGTTTCAGGCCGAACTGGCCGAAGCGTTTGACGATCCGGACGGCCTGGCCGACGCGGTGAAACCCGTGGAAGGCTCGCGCAAGTCGACCCCGGTCTATGACCCGTCTACGGGCACTACCACTGGTGGAACCATTACCTACACCGGGCGCGGCGTGTTCGGCAGCTATCTGGCCCAGGAAATCGATGGATCGCTGATCCAAACCACGGACGAGAAGCTGCTGATCCTGCAGAGCGAGCTGTTCGTTTCGGTCGATGGTGCGCCGACACCCACTCCAGCAGAGCCGAAGATCGGCGACACAGTGGGCGGAAAGCGCGTGCTGAATGTGAGCCAGGATCCTGCTGAGGCGACATGGACTGTTCAACTGAGGAAGTGACATGGCTTCCAAATATTCAGGACTGAGCGGCGGCTTCGCTGCTCAGATTCAGGCCTTTGCCAATCAGGCCCAAGAGGCCATTGACGCAACGTTGCGCGAGATCGTCATTGAGCTCGGCAGCAGCGTGATTCGCATGTCGCCTGTGGGCAACCCGGAAATCTGGGCCGCCAACGTTGCGCACCGGGCAAAGAACAAGGCCGAGGCTGATGCCTACGACGCGCATGTCGAAGTACGCAACGTCATCACCTCTCTGACGCCGAGCAATTTCACCCGCGACGGCAACCTGAAGCGCGGCGTGAAATACGCCAAGCCGCTGACCAAGGCCGAGCGGGTCCAGAACTTCAACGTGAATGGGCTGGTTTCCGGCAAGGACTACGTCGGCGGCCGCTTCCGTGGCAACTGGATGTTCAGCATCGGCTCGCCGGACAACACCACTACAGATGAGGTCGACCCGAGCGGGCGCAAGTCCACGGCGCGCATCGTCGACGGCGCGATCGAGTTCAAGGCAGGCGACACGGCCTACATCACCAACTCGCTGCCATACGCGATCCCGCTGGAGTTCGGGCATTCCCATCAGGCGCCCGGCGGTATGGTCCGCATCACCGTCGCGCGCTTCCAGCAGATCGTGCTGGAGGCCATCAGGAACAACCAGGTATGAATTACGAAGACGTCGAGGTTCGCACATTCTGGCGGTATGCCCTGTGCAAGTGCGGTGAGAGGCTTGAGCGCGAGCCTAATTCGCCTGCTTACATGACTAGCCCTCCGCTTTACCTGCACTCCTGCCCGAAATGCCACACGAGGCAGCCCCTGCCTTTCCAGTCGCCGCAATTGATGACTGAGGCTGTCAAATGAGCCATCAGATCATCCGTCGCATCTACGAGCAGCAGCTCGCGGCTTGGGCAGCGACACGAGGTATGCGGATCGCTTATCAGGGCGTGGCATTCGAACCTGGTGACGACGAGACCTATCTGCGCGCCTTCTTGCTGCCCGCCGGCACAGACACCCAGACGCTGGAAGGCGCGGACCGGGTTTACACCGGCGTGTTTCAGATCAGCATAGTGTCACCGGCTGGCAACGGCACCGGCGATGCAGAAGAGCTGGTCGATGACCTGGACGACCTGTTCCCAACGTTCCTGCGACTTCAGCAGGGTGACTTCGAAGTGATGGTGCTGACGCCTGTTGAACCCGGGCCAGCCATTGTCGACGACACCACGCTTAGCGTATCGGCTTCGTTTCAGTACCGGGCCGACAGAGCATAACCCGCCCATTGGGCAAACCCAGAACCCCGCCGAGTGCGGGGTTTTTCATTTGTTTACGAGGAAAACCCAATGAGTGCCATTCTTCCCAACGGCTCGATCTTTGAAATTGCTGCCACCTACAGCGCGCCAAAGGCTTTCACTGCTATCACCAATGCCAAGCCTCCTGAAGTCACTTCTGCAGCCCACGGGTTCGACGACGACGATGTTTTGGTCGTAACGTCTGGTTGGACCCGCCTGAACGACAAGGTCGTGCGTGTGATCGGCTCCGATACCGACAGTTTCGGGCTGGACGGGATCGACACCACCAAAACGTCCGTCTACACCGCCGGTTCGGGTCTCGGCTCTGTGCGTGCGGTCAGCGGCTGGGCCCAGATCAGCCAGATTACCGACAACAGCAGCTCCGGTGGTGAGCAGCAGTTCGCGACATTCGGCTTCCTGGAGGAGTCGGATGACCGTCAACTGCCTACCACCAAGAACCCGATCACCTTGTCGCTAACCGTGGCCGATGACGACAGCCTGCCATACGTGGCGGCGGTGGAAGCGGCTGACGACGATCGCGAGCCGCGCGTGCTCCGTCTGACCCTGCCAAACGGCGCGACTATCTACTACAACGCGTACGTTTCGATCACCCCAACTCCGACGCTGACGCGTAACAACGTGATGGCCCGCGTGATCACCCTGTCTCTCGCGTCCCGCCCAACTCGCTACAAGGCGGCCTAATCAATGGCGACCAAATTCAAAATCGCTCAGTCCGCCACATTCAAGGCGGACGTGGAAATTCCGCGCGTGGGCGGATCCACGGTGAAAGTGACCTTCGAGTTCAAGTATCGCAACCGCAAGGAGCTGGCCGCGTTGTTCGCTGGCTGGCAACAAGCGGCGAAGGACGACCAGGCACGATTCAAGGAGAAGGGCGATGACATCACCCTGATCGACATCACCGACGCGAACATCGAGCGGCAGGTCGAGCAGGTGAGTGAGCTTGTGGTGGGGTGGGGCTTTGAAGATAAGTTCACGCCTGACGCCATCCGCGCTTTGGTGGAAACCTCAGCCGGGGCCGGTGATGCGGTTGTCACTGCCTACCAGAACGCCTTCGCGGTTGCCCGCCTGGGAAACTGAGAGCGGTCGCGCGGCTTATGTACGAAGCGGGGCCGTCGGATTCCGATCTGGCGGCCTTCGGGTTGTCGCGTGCCGATATTCCGGATGAAGAATTCAACGTCTTCCCAGATGCCTGGCCTGCCTTCCTTGCCTTCAACGCTATGTCCACGCAGTGGCGGACTGGATTCGGTGGCGCAGTCGGCTTGGACTACGCCGTTATCAGCGACGTGACCGCCTTCCTCGGTTTCACCAAAAAACAGACAGCCAAGCTGTTTCCGGACCTTCGGGTAATGGAAGCCGAGGCGTTGCTCGTCATGAGCAAATCGAAATAGCGGAGCACTCATGTCTGGCACAATCGCACAACTGGGGATAGAGGTTGATTCTGGCGATGCAGCCCAGGCCGCGACCGATCTGGACAAACTGACGGCGGCCGGTGTCAAGGCCGAAAAAGCCGCCGACGATGTCACCGCAGGCTTCAAAAAGACAGCTGACGCCGCGGACAAATTGGCTGCGGCTGAGGCGAGGGCTGCGCAAGCAACCGATGAGGCCAAGGCCCGGTTGATCGAGGTGGCGCGTACTTCTCTTCAGAACAGCGAGTATTACCAGCGGCTCACAACCAGCGTCAGCAGCACTTCCAGCGCGATGGATGCCAGCCGCGACTCAACTGCCAGTCTGGCGGCATTGCAAAAACGCCTGCAGGCTGAATCTGACGCTCTCGTCGGAGCTAATCAGCAGGGCGCGAAAGCTGCGAAAGATGCAGCCGTAGCGGTAGGCGTCCAGGCCGATGGCTTGCAAGCACTGCTGGGCAAGATCAGCCCGACGCTCGCCGCGCTGCAGAAGCTGGACGATCAACAGGAGCTGCTGAACAAACATCGCGCCGCTGGCAACCTCGGAGAGGACGACTACAAAACTTTTTCGGCAGATATCGACACCGCGCGGCAGAAGGTCAAAGGTCTGGGCGACGAGACATCGAAGTTCAGCCTGAACACCAAGGGCGCGCGCGAGAACGTGCTTCAGCTGGGCAATGCGCTGGCCGAGGGCAATTTCCGCGTAGCAGCGCACAACCTTCTGGAGATCGGGACAAGCGCTGGCACTTCAGCACTGCGGCTAGCCGCGATCCTTGCGCCCATTGCAGCAGTTGCCGCCGTGGTCGCTACCCTCGGCATTGCCTACTACAAAGGCAGCGAGGAGGCCGACAGCTACAACAAATCGCTTATTACCACCGGCAACGCAGCGGGGGT